ACCGCGTGGCCGTCAGCATCAAGTTTCAGTTTCATGGGTTTCCTCTGGGCATCCGCCCGGCTGGTTTGGGCGATCCCGCCCTATGCACCCGCTTCAAATCCTCGTTGCGGGCTAATTCGCTATCGAAGCCTGCTTACTGCCGATCTGAGGTTGGGCAACCGGCATGACGACCTCTTGACCCGTTGCCGGATCGATCGGGACATCGGGTTCAAGCCCGGCCAGTTCATCGGCCAGGTCTTTCTCTTCCTGCTCGGGGTCGAAGTCGGCGGGCAGCACATCGAAGCGCTGTAGGCCCTGCCAATAGGTCTTGAGCGTGATATCCTTGGCGACACGAGCGGCCTGAAGCGTCTGGAGCGGTGCCGGCGCATAAGGTTCGATGGTGAAATCAACGTCCACCGTCACTTCAACGGTTTCCGGCTCTTTCAACCATTCGGCGGTATAGACAAACGCCTGTTCAAGTGCATCCTGGAGATCGAGTGCCCATGCTTGGACAGCGGAATGCGCTTTTGCCGCTTCGATCGATTGTCCCGTTGCAGTAGGCGTGCCAGATTTCGGCGTAAGCGGCTGCATGCCGAGGCGCCGCATGTCATCGATCACAGAAGCAACGTGGTCGCGGACTTCCTTGATGTTGCCGGCGTCGGGCTGTACGAAGCTCCAGCTCGTCTGCCCAGCCTCGCCGGGAGGTGCCACAAGAACACGCTTCGGGCCAACCGCGACCGACTGCCCAGGTGGCAATATGAATCCGTTGGCCGAGAGCATCGGAGACCCAGCAAATGTCAGGATCTCATCCAGCCGGCTCAACGAGCGGTAAAGTTCGATCTGCATTACAGCTAGATCAAGCAGCGGGGGCGTGACCGCCTGCTCACCAAGCCTATCGCCAGTGAAGAACAGCACCAATGGAATGTAGCTTAGCGAGATCGGGCCATTGTCGATCTCGACATAAGTCGGCTTTTCGAGACCTTGAACCTTCTGCTGTTCCCAAAGCTGCCATTGCGGCTTGCCGGCGGCATCCAGGAACAGCACGCGGACGCGCTTGACCTCTTTTTCGCCGAAGCCATCGGGGACAATGGCGCATTCACGGATACGAACATGCGTGACACGTTCGACCCCATTGATGAAGTCGGTATAGAGCGCCAGGATGTCCTTGGCGTCGATATGGACCCAATAGGGACGGGCGCCAGAGGCTTTCTCGTCTGCCTTAGTGAGTGCCGGCGCCATGGTCGGGAAATCGACCAGGATGCCATGCATACCCGCCGCAATGCCCGCCTTGAAGGCGGCCCGGCTGAATGCGGTCAGGCTGTTACCGCGACTATCGACATCCTCCGAAATATCCTTGATGCGAGCCGATACCCCATCGCCAAGCGATACGTTCTTGCCGAAGGGCTTAGAGGCAAGGGAACGCAGGATATCATTGAACTCCGGCCGCCAAGGTGCCGACTTGTTGCGGCGCTCGTATTCAGCTCGGCTTTCATCCTCGTATTTCGGCAGGTACAGTTCAAGCTTCTTGCGAACCGCATCGGCGCCAGCCAGGATGTCGCTGATCAGCGTCCAAGCTTCGATCATCGTCTGATACGCCGCAGATGGCGTATCGACTGTGGGGACAAGTGAAAGATCGGCCATCAACCTGTCCTGTGGAATGAAACGGAATAGGCGGTAGGCGGCGGCGTATGCACGTTCGAGAACGCCATGATGAAAGCGTCAGCCTTGTTGGGCGACGGCACGTCACGTTTGGCCAGGTCTTTCTTGCTCTCGACCTTGGCCATGCCTCGATTGTCGAAATCGCGAAGCGGCGTGGTCAATTCGTCGATAAGTTCGTCAAGATGCTCACAACCGCTTGAAATGCTGATCAGGGCGTCATCCTCCACGATTTCCCCCTTGGTCACCGCGTTGAATGTGTTGCGGAAACGATTGGCCACTTCCCACCACATCTGCGCTTTGATGTTGGAGTAGAAATCCCCGTTTAAGGGCGATGTCGGGTCCTTGGGATCGATGCGCTGCTGCGGCCTGACGACTGAGCCACCAGCATTGAACTTATCGTATTGGACGTTTACCCGTTTCTCTTCGTTAAGCGCCTTGAAGTGGGCGCCAGAGAAAGCTCCTACCCCAATGCTGTCGTATGTGATCGAGGCGCCGTTGATGTTTGCAAGGTTGTGAACCCGAGATGCAGACTTCAGAAGTTCATCCTCGCGGCCCTTCCACTCATCGACCTCGATAGCCACGATTCCATGCGCCAGAACCGAAGCATTCTTGTCATTGCCGCTGTCGGCTACGTCGAAACCGACGCGCTTGGCGCCGGATGGCTTCAGCCCAAGCTTCACATGGGCATCAATCGAGGCCATGACCCACGAACGCTTGATGATTACGCTATCGTCGTCCTGCCTCGGCTCGCCAAGGTAGATATGCCGGTAGTCGTCCTCGTCCTCCGCCCTCTTGGCTTCGATCACCTTGAGGATCGTTTCGGAGAGGAAAGGATTTTCCGTATAGTTGATCTTGCGCTTGACTGTATCCGGCGGCGTGTTGGTGACGAAACGCCGATAGACGAAATCCGTAACCAGCCTCGGGTTGAAGATCACCCAGAACTGTGAGGCATCAGAGCGGAGCGTCGGTTCGAGGATGTCCCATTGCTCTTGCGTGAGGTTGTGCGCTTCCTCAATCCAGCAAATATCGATGCCTTCGAGCGACTTGATCTCGTCTATATGCCGCCACAGGCCATAGAACATGAACTCCGAGCCGGTGCCGGTATGCCGGATCGAATTGTCCGTGATATGGAACTGATCCCGCAGCCCAAATCGCTCGATCTGGATCTTCAGGAGTGTGTAGACGCTTTCCGCTATCTTGTTCTGGAATTGCCTGGCGCAGAGAACGCGCACCTTGTAGTTTGAGGCCAGGAAGACGGCGAACCCGGCCGCATCCCACGACTTTGAGGACGAACGCCCACCGTACAGAACCCTGTTTCTTGCCGGCGCGGTCCAGAAGTCCCGTAGGACAGGATTAAGTGTCGGAGCCTCGGTAGAAATCGGCAAGCGTTCGGACCTGGATTTCAACTGGCCCACCATCTGCACCCGTTACGGCCTGGGGAGGCTTGCCATAGCCGCGATCGAGGATACTGTTCGCCGCAGAGACGCGCGCGCTATCGGTGGCTGTCGTGCTTTTGGCAATATCAATCAGGACGTTCAGAGCTGTTTCAGCATGCTCTTGAGCTATCGAGGCGAGAGCGCGCTTGGCTTCGCTGACAACGCCCTTCTTACGGCCGGCACCTGGGCGTTTACCGCCGCGCTGCGCCATGGTGATTTTCCTGAATGTTTTTCAACTGCGATAATACCTGAACGCGAAAAGGCGGCTCACTAGGAACGGGCTGTGACCATTGCTAGACGGCATCAATACGAACGGCGTTCGGCTCACCGTCTTCGACTAGATCATGCTCGCCGTGATGGACGTTTATGTGAACACCAAACCTGAGGCAGACTGGCTGAACGCGCTTTACATCGTCATAGCCGAAGCCTTCAAACCCCTCAACCACGACCCGGGCTTCAGGATCTAGCTGGCTAAGAGCGTCGATGAGTTCGCGTACCTTCACAGCCCGACGCTTGCCCTTGCGATCGCCAACCCGACAGAAAGGCCGATGCCGATAAGTATACCCTCGCCGGTTTTGATGGCGACGGTTAAGACGATGAGAGAGAGGCGGCTTGGCTTTGTTCCGTCCCTCAGTGCTTCCGTGAGACTGTCGAAGGTGTGTTCCATTCCTTCAACATAGTCCTTCCATGGAGGCATTTGAATCCCTCTCATGAAATAATTCACCGAGAGTTCTTGTCTTGCCATCTGACAAAGCCGATGGGGTCGATCTTCTGACGCGCCATGACCTTGTTGCCTGTAGCGTCGAGGATGCCAATGTCGATCAGTTCTTCTGATTCGAACACCGTGCGGGCCAGATAGTGCTCACCGTCTGGATCTTCCCACATCTTGGCTGACTTTGGACGCGCCAACTTCACGCCAGCAAGGCCCTGATCTTCTGGATGATATCGGCTGACTTAGCTGCCGAGGCCACCAGCGCATCGATATCCGCCTGTGTCGCGGGCTTGCCATTGAGCATGAGAACGGTGGGAACGGGCGTTGGAGCTGCCGTATTGTGCGCCAGGTAAACGGTTCTCAGGCTGGCGGCCGATGCGCTGCCAAGGGCGATATCGCCGTTCTGCTCACCCCAGGCGTAGGTGTATTCCATCACCGGGTTTGGCACCAGCGAGGCCCAGCGGGAAAACATCTGGTTCATCTGGTCTGGAGTTGGGAGGAGGAATTTGCCACCACCATCATCCGTCCAGTTGCCACCCCCAAAAGCCTGGAAGACAGGCACGATCTTCTCGACGGGAATGCCCGCATCGGTCGCAGCCTTGACGCGGCGATCGATCATCGTGACATCGAAAGCGATTTCAGTCCTGCATGGATAGGCGGAAATGCCGTACAGATCGATCCCGGTATTCCCAGGATTGTAGGTGTTCATGAAATTCGGGGCTCTGGACGAACCCATGTCGTTCATGGTGATGAAGGTCTTGGCGCCCGGCACGTTGTTGTGGATGTAATCTGATTCCGCCTTGAGAAGAGCAGCGGACGTAACGCGAGGATCTGGCTCATCACACAGGAAAAAGCCGAAGAGCTTGGGATTGCCGATAAACGTCCGAACCTTGGAAATGAATGTCGAGGTCGCACCGCTCTTTTCCCCGAGATAGACGAGGCCGAGCATGCCTGCCGGCAGCGCATTGAGTGCTGAAACGTATCCTACATCAGCGACATTGAAGCCGCATGCGGCAATGGCCGTGCCGGAGCCTCCGGAGGTGTATCGCATAATAGTCATAGCGTCACCCGAATCTTCATTGCACCGGCACTACGCCACCGAGATCAATGCCGGCGATTTCATAGGCAGTGCGCACGGCTACCGAGTTAGACAGCGGCGCATAAGCATGGTGAATGCCAGCAATGACATCGAGCATATGGTCAATACCGAACTCAGAGGCGAACCGAACGCATTGCTCGACTAGCTCTATGTCGGCTGCCCGCTCTGCCAGGTCGGTAATGGCGCGGGGTTCAGACAATTTGGATACCTGACTGCATTTGTATCAAATAATCTTGTATTTCGTGCTTGACGGCATCCAAATTTCTGGTATGTTTAGGTCATCAACAAGGGAGTTACGCAGATGACCGCCACCAAGACCCTCTCCGAGAAAATCGCCGAGGCTGATATGCGCGGTGGCAAGTACCTTGCCGATGCGAACGACGCTGCCGAACGCGGCGATTACGAGAAGGCCGAGAAGCTTTACGAGAAGGGTCAGTACTGGCTCGACCGCGTTAACAAGCTGCTGGGGAACGCATAATGACCCCAACAGCCTTTGTTTCCTGGCTCGCCGAGATGAAAGTGGCGGGCCTTGCTCGTTCCGATGCTGCCGCAGCTCGCCTGCTAGGCGTCTCGGCCAATACCGTTGTTTCGCTCAAGAAAGATGGCGCGGACACTCGAACCGCCCTCGCCTGTCGCGCACTCCTTCACAGACTTGAGCCTTATTCCTGAAAAGGATGCGGTCAGACGACGGTCTCAATTCCGCGCATATACAGCTCCTGATGGCACACCAGATGCGAGCGGTGCCGAAGCCCTTTCTCGCTGTCCATTCCACCGGCTTGCTTTCTCGCTGTGAGCCGGGCTGCTTTTGGGCTTTCGCCATCTGGTGTTGGGCTTTGCCGGCGGCGGACGCTTTGCGACCTGCGCTTATCCCAAGCACGCTGCGTCTTAACGCGGGTGCGGCGGCCGGCAAACTGAATTTTAGGCAATGAAAATGGATGGCGACGAGTGATGAACTCTCGTCATTGCCCGGCCGAGTTTGTCCCTAACTGGTCCGCCAGCGGCAAATCATCTGCGGAAATAATAGGCGCAAAACATTTCTGATGCAAGAGGCGATTATGCGGCCTCCTTGGTGACCTCGATCTCCATCTGGTGAAACCAGACCTTGCCGAACTTGGCCAGGCTGACATGGACACGTTCCTTGCCGTCCGTGCCGACCACCTCGCCCAGGAAACCCCGGAAGATATGCTCCATCTCCTTGACGAATATCTTGGCGCCGCGCGGGAACTCGTCGCCGACGCCCTCGCCGCGATGCTTGCGAGCCGCGCGCGTGTCATCGAACTTCATATCCACCTCGGCCAGGTAGATTTCCTGCACGTCGGACGCCTTGAGCCGGATCGGATTGCCCTGATAGTCAAGGAACCGCTCCACGCCCTCGCACGACCGCACGAAGCCAAAGTGCCGCTGCTCTGCTTCTGCCGGCATACCCACGAAGATATAGCCAATCATCAGCGGGCGCTCATGCGTGGTGTAGAGGTTCGTGCGGCGGTGCTTCTTCTCGTAGCGTTGGCGGGGATAGTATACATCGAAGCCGGCAAGTCTGACGTTATCGGACGCCTTTGCCTCGCACTTGATGTTTGTGCGCACCACGTACCAGACCTTGTTTAGATCAATCGGCTTCATTCATGGTGTCCCTGTGTTGCCGGTTTAGAGGATGGGCTATCGCTTGGTGGCGGTCGCATCTGCCGCCCTCTTCCTGTTTCGCTCGCGCGCATTGGCCAAATTATAGCCAACCATCATCGGGGCGCCGGTAGCATCGCTATGGCTGGCAAGAGCATGCAAAATAGACGTGTGGTCTTTGTTGAACCACCCGCCGATCCTTGGGGTGGAAAGCATTGGTCGATGGCATTTGATGAGGTAGATCGCTTCGTTTCGCGCCCTTATGACTTTGTGATGGCGATCATCGGCGGCCATCGCGCTCGGACAGATATCGTGCTTGTCCGCGACATGCTCCACGATCAGGCGAGCCCATTCCGGCATGAATCGACGCTTGAATTTCAACAGGCCCTCGCGCCTCATTTCCATCTTTGCGGCGCGCGCCCGAGCCTGCCTTGCCTGCTCGATGAACGCGGCGGAATAGCCGGAGATATCCCTGCCTTTCGCCCATTTGATAAAACCGCTGAACGGCTTATCTTCCGGGTCCTTGCCCGCATATCCAACGAATGACATTCACCTTACTCCGCTGCTACTTGTTTCTTGGGTTCCGGCCCGTAGACGATTCCGAGAGAACACCAGCTTGCACCCACCGGAATTTCCTTGGCCGCGCTCATCTTCCGAAATTGGTCGTATGAGATATTTTCGAACAGGATCGGAAGGTGCGAGTTCTCGGCCAACCGCTTCTGCTGGCGGACCTGGAACGGCGCGAGTGGGCCGGGGAAATACCGAGGCGCAGGCAAGCGTGGCGTCTTCCTTATCTCGATGATTTCCTGCTGGTTTCGAACCTCGGCAACGAACTCGGCAACCGACGGCGCGAAGGTCTTTGACTGCTTCGGCACGTCGCCCATGATGAAGCGCCGTGCAGCCTCAATGACGGCTTGCGATGAAAGGCCCGACATAGCCATTTCGAACGTGTCCACCATCAGATCCGGGTTGCTGTTGCCCATCGGAAAGGCGTTGAGCATCCGCGTAAGTTCCATTAACGCCCTGTCGTCCATTAAGCCTGTCCCGTGCTGCGTCTACGAAGTTGCGTTTCCGGTTTGTTTCCCGTGGAACATCGGCCCACTCATCCTCCCATGACTCCGCATTGAGCCAGGTAGCCGGGTGCTTGAAGTCGATGCGCTCTGGCTTGAAGCGGATGTAGTCCTCAATGGCCTTGAGCATGGTTTCCAGGGTTGTCTTGCGGATTGCCCTGTCGAAAGCTGTGCGGGCATGGCCCTTGGCCACACGGCGTGGAAACGCCTTCCAGAAAACGTTAAACTGTTCTTCTGTTGTCATTCGTGTCCGTCCCTTGATGAGTCTTCCCATCCGGCGATCAGCCCCATTACCCTGAGCCTGATTGCACGGTATTGCCGTCCGTCGATGAGTACGACCTTCTCGCCCGGATAATACTTCGCCATCCGCTTAAGGCAGGTGCGGCTGCGATCATCCATCCAGCCCTTCACCTCATGGAGTGATGAACCGCCCTTCTCCCACACGCGAAAGTCAGGCTTATAGCTGCGGACGCCGCGACGTATTGCTTCGAACCAGAAGGTCTCAGGCTCGTGCTGCCATTCCTGAATTTCGCCTAGGGTTTTCAGCCACTCCAGGTAGCGCGCATAATTGGCTTCCCATCGAGAGCGATAGAAATTGCGTTTGCCGCCGATATCCCGCCAACCGGCCTTCCATGAACCCCTGGCGATTTGGGGGACTGTTCCCCCTCCGTTGGCCTTAACGGTGGCAATTGCTTTATCCGTTATCGCCTGCCGTTCGGCCGCCGACATCGAGGCCCAGAAGGAAGCTCCGGTCTTCGAGAGATGTTCGCGCACCGATTGAGAGTGATGTTTCCCCAGCATGCCACGCGGATGGCCGTTTTTTTCGATTCTTGCCTTTGCTCGATCGGACATCGAGGCGCGCATTTCAGCGTCATTGGAAAATTTTCTGATCCGCTCTTTTCTGATCTCGACGACCCTGCGATTGGGGTTGGCCTCTAAGCCAAGTTGCCGAGCCTTCCGATTGACGTTTTTTGGGTCACGACCAATTTCCCTAGCGAATGCCGCCAGACCAAGAACGCCATCTCGCCCAGCCTTTTCGTACAGAGCAACCAATGCCGCTTCTTCGGCATCTGACCATTGAGATTTTTTGGAGATTCCGAGACGTGTTATCTTCCCCCGGATCGAGGACTGTGACCGCCCCATAGCGGCGCCAATTTCTTTGAGGCTCAGGGAGCCGTGGTGCTCACGCAGAAACACCTCGTCCTCAGAGGTCCACGGCCTCTGATTGCTGTGCAGCTCGCGCGGGGGCCAAGGAAGGTTGATCGCGATCATGCGAACATCTCCGCCTGCCGCGCGTCCTTGCGGTCGAGCATGCGCAAGACCGTCTCGCCCGGCCATGCCTTATCCCACACGAACCAGGCATTGAGCATTGGCGGCGCTCCCTGCCCGGTAAAATCGATCTTCCAGCGCATGAGGTAGACGCGAGCTGGCGGGTGAGCCGCATAGAACGGGCCGAGACCTCCTGCCCCAGGCCAACCCCAATTCATCAGCAGCGCCATGTAATCAACATCAAGCGTGTCGAGGGCGTGCTTTAGCCAGCGAGCCTTACCGTTGCCCCACCCGCATTCCGCGAAGGGCGGATTCGTGACGATTGCGCTGGCCGGCGCCGTGGTGAAATCGTAGAACGACTTAATAATGGCGGACCAGCCGCGATCGATGAGATCCGATGCAACAACATCGAGCCCGACTGATTCCATTTCGCACACCATTGCGCCGTCTCCAGCGGCCGGCTCCCAGATTGTCGGGAACTCGCGCAGCCTGTCGATCTCAGCATGCAGAAGCGCCCGCGTTGGCTCTGGCGGTGTTGGATAGAAATCATCCCTCTCACGCTCCAGCGCATCAACGCGCTCGTAGCTGCCATCCAGATTGCGTTGGACAACTGGCTTCGATTTCTTGCCGGTGGCGCGGAACAGCCCGCGTGCGGACGGAGCATTCATGCGAACACCCACCACACGCCCCAACCCAACAGGGCGATCGCTACGGGTATGAATGGGTATACCCAGGTTGGATCTTGGGTTTCTGGCTCTGTTTCGGGCTCATAGAAGCCGGTGAGTTCATTGAGAACGTACGTTCCATCCAGGGCATTGATGCGCTTGCGGTGGTCTTGAAGGGCGTTCATGCTGCGCTCCGATCCATAACGGGAGTGTCGATCAACTCGCGGAAGCGGTGTCGCGCGGCCTCGCCGGCTTTGTTCCAAGCGGCTACGAGGGATGCATATTGGACTTCGGCGGCTTCATCATCGGATAGAGGCTCAGGAGCGGTTTTGACGATACGCCGACCAATCCCGCCGCGCGCTGCACGTTCACGCTCTTGCTGGCGAAGATGGGCTAGATCGCGCTTGGCAGCGGTGACCTGTTCGTTTGGGCGGAGGCCCTTTAACTTGTCGAGATAGGTTGTCGTGTCGAGCTTTGTTCCATGGATCATCTCAACGACTTCAGGGATGACGTTATCGCCTCTTTCGAGATGCTTATAGACCGTGCGCTCCGACATGCCGGTGGCGGCGGCGGTCTGCTTGGCAAAGGTCGGATCAATCAATTGCCCTTCGGACACTTGATCCGATTTTCGGTCGCCGCCCCTTCCGATGAGCGGGCTGAAAAGCTGGTTGTAGATGTCACGACGCCGCGACATGCTAACAGCCCGCTCCGATGCCGACAGTTCGAGCCGGATCAGGTTTTCATCGATCATCGCCAATTCGGCGTGCAGATCGTCGTCCGTCACAACGTTGCATTCTATTTCGGCCAATCCAAGTTTCCGGTGTGCCATAAGACGATGGACACCCGCGATAACTTCCCACCGATCTCCATTCGCGCGAACGCGGATCGGATTAATCAAGCCGACCTCGGCAATACTGTCGGCGAGGCCGGTGACAGACGTTTCATCAACGGCACGCGCATCGCTGCGAATGTCAATAAGATCGGTGGGAAGGGCGGTCATGGTTTTACTTCTCCACCTTCGGCAGACCACCGCCTGTGATTTCGAAGCGGTGAGCGATTTCCTTCCGGCGCCAAGAGTTCCATGCTTTGAAGATCAGCTCTGCGCGGTCGTTGGCGCGAAGCCGGCCTCGCTCGTTGATGAGGCGGTTGCGGACGTAGAGAATCGGGTCGCGATTTTGCAGACCGGCGCCACCTGTCAACATTTCCAGGAAGGTATCCGCCGCCGACACGTTTGCGACGCGGCTGAAAGTCCAATGGCAAAATGCCAGCATGGAGTACCCGCCGACCGTTCGAGCGCCCGGAACGGACGCTTTATTCACTGATTTGACGATGCCGGGGTGGGTATCGATGAGACCGACGATTTCGCCCTTTGTCGGACGGTTGCGGCTATTGGGAGAAAGAGAGTTGAAGTTCGCGTGCTGCCATATATAGCCGGCGACTGCCGATAGCACGTTGGTATTGGTGTGCCCGCCCATGGCGAGGAAGTCGCCAGCCGTGCGTACTCGCCCTTGATCGACGGTTGTACGAGTGGCGCGGCCCACGCCGAAGACGAAAATTACAGGGACCGTTCGACCAGCCTCGATGGCGGCCATACAACGGTGCTGGCCATCATTGAGAAGACCGTCTTTGGATACAATGATCGGCTCGCCATTCAGATGCCACGCGTCATTCGCCATATCGCGGGCGTAAGAGGTAACCAGTCCATCGTAGATTTTCCGATTGCCTTCATTGCGGTCCATCAAGACGCGCGCCAAAGCCGGAGTGAGATCGGCCACAATGGTGGTAATTTTGTCCTGAGATTTCTTGATGTTGTCTTCGAGCCAAGCGGCTGCGCGCTTATCGGGGGACTGGATAACAAATTCACTGCCAACCTTGGTAAGCAGGGTGGCTTTCGCCGGCTTTTCCGCTACATTCAGCATTTGTTGATTTCCTCGGCCGCTGCCCTCGGGTGCGCGGCCATTTTTCTTGGCGATGCCCGAAGCCATCGATCTACTCATCGTCCGCCAGTTCCGGCGCGATCCATTCCGCGAAGTCCGCCCATCTGTGACTGCAACGCTGCGCGCGCTTCGCAATGGAAAGCCTCATCCACCACGGCAAGCGCAGTATCCAGGCGCGCAAGCCGCTCCTTGAGTTCTCGTTGTTCACGTCTCGCTTCCTCAATTTGAGCCCTTTTCAAAACCGCCGACTCTTCCGCATCGATGCGGCGAGCCGTCCCCTCCCAGATTGATCTAGCGCGGCGCTCGGTGAATTCTTTCGTCACCTTCGGCGCGATGTAGCGGTAAGCGGCATAGATGGCGCCCTTAGCGCCTCCGTACCGGTGGCGAGGAAACGCTTCGCGGATCAACTCGCTATGAAAAGCTGTGTCACTCACGGCCTTATCCTTGTCTGACTGCCCCAACATCTCGTCCATTCCTTCTGCCATGTTGCTTCTCATGGGCAACGAAAGACAAAAGGGCTGGCGGGAATACGAAACTTACGAAGACGCGGCTCGTCGGCTCCTGGCAGAACTGGACGAGCGATCGAAGAAACGCAAAACACTTGCCGCCGGTGAAGCTGGGGGCGGCACAAATTGCAGTTCCAAGGGCGTATGTCCCTGCGCTTCCTTGGAGAAAAGCGGGCTCGCGAATCGCACCAATGGTCCGCACGCGATCGACGCGAGCCCGCAGTTTTCGCAACCGAGGGAGGACGGCTGCGATCCAGTTGCCAGCAAGGGGTTCAGCGGCAACGGATTGGATGCGGACGGGGTTGTGTGCGTTGGTTCTGGTGAACCTGATGAGGTGACGATGCGCCCGTCCGCGCCCAGCGCAGATTCGAACCGTCACGTTTTCACGACAGGGCTTGAGGGTCACCGAGCCGTGCGCTGGGGAAAGAGTTGAGGCTGTCATTCCCGATGCCCTCCCCGCCCGATGGCGAAAAGCGCCGGCATCAGAATGGGCCAGAATATCGTTGCAAGCAGGATACGGTTGAGCGGTGCCCAGGTGCCGTAGCATTCCTTGTCAAGGCCGACGGTCAGAATGCCGTTCAAGGCCCCGATAATGTAGAGGTAAGCGAATGCCCAAGCGGTCCAACTCATTTCGCCTCTCCCGTGTCGGTAGCGGGTTGGAGAGCGGCGTTGGCTTTGTGGCGAATTATGTTGACGCAGGTGATGATGTATTCATTCCCGAGCTGCAATTTTGGTCGCAGCTTGCGACGGTCCTCGACGATTTGCTCTAGGTGTTCAGCAAGTGCGTTTGCCGTGGCCTCTATGGCGGCGCGGGCGATCATTTCGCGATGCTGATAGTTCGCGACATCGACGCTGCCGAGCTTGGCTATTGATGCGCTTACGCGCTCGATCATTTCGCTCATGCGGCACCTGTAATGGGGGCGGCCGGCGCCGGGGGAGGAAGATTAGCGCCGGCCTTTCGCGGGGCTTGGGAGGATGGCCGCAGCGAATGGGATATGGGATGGGTAGACGTATGGCTGAGGGTGATCATGCTGCCGCCTCCGCGATAGCCTCGGCCTCAAGCTCTTGAACGCGCGCCCAAGCATCTTTGCGAAGCTGCTCAAGGCGCTTCACGTAATCCTCGGTGGCCTCGATATGGTTGGCTGGTCCGTAGAACTTCCTGCAGGCGTTCCAGCACTCGACCAAACGGTCGAGAACAGCCTTGTCGGCCTCCAACACCAGAAGCAAATCCTCGCCTTTGGTGCTGCAAACACGGGCTATGCCATCTTCTCGAACGTCAACGAAGATTTCAGGGAACGGCTTGAAGGGGGTCGTCATGCTGCGCGCCCCTGCTGCTTCGTAAGCTCACTCTTCATCCACGCCATGAGGCGGTCGTATGTTTTGACGGTGAAGCCGGCGTTGTGTTCGCGCAGGCGCCGGAAGAACGTGTTGTCCTTGATGGCCTTCTGCCCGATCGCCTGCTCCGACTGGCCGGTGACGGCAGTGACGAGCTGCGCGGTTTCGAAAAGGCGGGTTCGAAGCTCTTGTTCCATCATCATAGCGTCAATATACGGATTTCTACGCATCGCGCAAGCGTTTTCGAGCGAATTTATACGCATGGCGACAAATTGTGCGATGCGGTAGATTCCGTACATGTCTGGAATCACGCCGGCAGAACTGGCCAAAGCCATAGAGGACGCGGGTTTGACGCCTGCTGGCCTGGCGCTCGCCATCGGCCGGGACAAGGATTACATCCGTGATTATCTGGTC